CTCCCATATTAAAAAGGGCTCTTTCATTAACTTTATTAAAGAATCTTCCGACGTCTTTAATAATGTCCATGTTTGCAACTTCTGCTAAGTTTTCCATTTATGTTTTATTTTTTAAACCAGCAATCGTATCCTCCAATATGTTTGAATACTTCAAAGCTATTAACTTGATTGTTTGGGTATAATTCAGTTAATAAGTCAATTGTTGGTTGTGCGAATTGTTTTACTTTACCCATGTGTAATTCTACAAAGATAACTTCAGGGTAGTAGTTTGCAACATCTTGAATTATATCATACTCAGCGCCTTCAATATCTATTTTAATAATATCTGGTTTGTAAGTTTCTAAAAGTTCCTTGATGTTAATATTTCTAACCTCGTCGTATTCATTAAATGAACTTCTTTTTAAAATTGAAGTTGAGCAGTGTGATCCTCCTGAATTACCTTTATAGATCTTAATAGTTTTATCATCACATCCAGAAACCGCAGCATGAATAATGTTTGCCTTTGGTTCGTTTGCAAAACTATTTGAAAGTTTAGCGTAATTTCTTGAATCGCATTCTACCGTATAAACAGCAGATGCTCCATTATCGATGGCAATTTTAGTAAATCCTCCAACGTTACCTCCTAAATCTAAGCATACTTTTCCAGTATAATCTACTTCAGGATGTATATAGTGTCTTATACAATCTTTAACCATGTCCCTGTCGACCCTTTCTGTTGCATCTAAATAGATACAATATTCTCTTTTTAGTCTATTAAATTGTTTTTGTTCTGCGGTCCACATAATTATTTTTTTACTAAAGAAGATACTATATTTACTAATTGAATTTGAGGATGATTTTCCTGAATGATTTGGTACTGGATCGGGTCATCTTCAAAAAATCTAGTAATGTTAACTCCATTATCTAAAAGATTTCCAATCGTTTTAGCTTTATGATTTCCTGAAAACGTTCTAGCTTCTACTGTATGATTTCCTCTCTGTACAAGAGTCATTGGATTAAAGTAAACTTTGCACTTGATTCCGCGTTCTTTTAAGATTGCTTTAATCTCTTCTTGTTCATCGATACATCTTCCGGTTATAATAACGTCGCTTTCTGATCTTGGCGTAATTCCTATTGAGATTACTCCATCAAAATCATATCCATAAACTTCTTCGTTTGTTTTTTTCTTTTTAAAAATATTTAACATTCGCTGTCTTTTTTGATAAAAAAAGAGAGCTTAGAGCTCTCTTTTTCATAGATTAATTAATTAAAGAGCGTTGGTTGCAGCAACTAATTGTTTTCTTGTAGAATCAGTTAAGCGTCTTGCAGCTAATTCAGTACACTCATAAACAGCATCCGAGAACATCATCTGATCTGGTGGAGTTTTTTGTGTAAACGCTGAAGGACCTCTTAATGCTCCAACAACTCCTAATTCTCTTGCTACTTTTAGGTAACGAACTGCGTCGATTACAACTCCGGCAGAGTTTGGTGAATCTTGTACGCTTAATTGAGCATCAAAAAGAACTGGTGCTCCTCCAAATCCTTCAAGTTCTAAACGGAAGTTAGCAACTTTGTTATCTCCATAGAATGAGATGTACTCAGAAGGACCTGCATGTAAGAATGAATCTTCAGTTGAGATTCCTCTAATTTCGTTTTGTGCACGAATAACATTTTCTTTCGAAATCTTTTTAGAAGCTAAACGTGATTTATCTTCCATGTTTAAGAAATCTGTGTTACCTCCAACGTTTCTTTGGATGTGTGCTTTTACGTGGTGACCTCTTTCAAAAGCCAATTCTTGTAGCATTTGAGAAAGAATACTTGCTCCAAATTGAGAACGCATATCATCTCCAATTAATGGAATTCCAGCGTCGATAAATCTTTGCTCCCATGCAGGGTCAGATGCAATAAATACAGGAATACAGTTTACAAACGAGATTCCAGTTTCTAGACAGATTTCAGCCCAAAATTCTGTAGTTTTTTGAGAACCTACTGGTAAGTAGTTAATCAATACTTCTACCTCATGCTCTTTTAATTTAGCAATAATTTGGTCTTTCCACTCTCTAGCCTTTCTAGGAGTCCAATCAGTACGATTTTTGTCAGTTGAGTTTCTTAATTTCTCATCAACTAAAAATCTGTTTGCTTCTGGATAGTTATCCATCAATGCAGCGTAACCGTCGATTACGGGTGCTTCATAAACCGGTGCTGTAGAAGTAATAACATCAACGATGTCATACGCGCAGTTTGGTTTTTGTTTTAATGCATATCCAAGAGTTTGATTAACTTTACGTTCGTCAATTTCGAATGCACATGTAAATTCAATATTTTCAGCTTTGTAACCTCCAATATCTGATTTCATCATACCTGTGATGTTGTTCGTGTTTTCTGTATAGAACTGAACTCCTTCAACCAATGATTTTGCACAATTTCCTGTGCCAATAATTCCAACTTTAATTTTGTTCATTTTGTTAAAAATTTAATTTTATATTAATTTATACTTGCTTTATTTAAAAAGTTTCAAAAAAGACTATTAATAGTTTTCTTTAATGTTTTATTTTTTTCGGACGTCTCGAAATCATATTGATAAAACTCTCTAGATAAATGAACGGAACCTGGTTTCTCCATATAAGTGTCTGCAAAATACTTTGGATCTTCCTCATACCAATTGCTTGGCCATTCGATTACATTCATATTATATATAGCCGAGAGATTTGCAACCTCTTCATTAAAGATTTGCATCAATTGAGTTCTTTCACGCTGAGAACCAATAAATGGGGTTCCTTTATAATATCCAGTCTTTGGGATTCTGCGTTCTTCAAACTCAATTGGAAGTAATTTAACAACTGAAATCTTTTCAATATTAAGAGATTTCAAATGTTCAAAATAATTCTTTACAAGTTTTTTAGTTGCATCAACTGGTTTTTCTTGGCGACATAAGTGATGACGAACGTCGATATTTCCAAAGTAAGTTATCAAATGAGTGGTTCCTTCAGGTATATAGGAGGCCATTCCCTCTTTCATAACACCAAACAATGTTTTACCATCATTCCTGCTAATGTTTCCTCCTGGATGATATGCTGAAACAGAGTGTGAATCTCCTAGAACAAAAGTTCCTGAATTTAATTTCAATTCAATTGTTTGGGTTTCTTTACTTCTATTTGAAAGAGCTTCAACATCAAGAGATGCCCATAAAGGGGAACACGCTCTCATTCTACTTTGTGCAAATGCTCCAACATCTGGCATTTCTCTATTTAAACAATAGATCTGTCCTTTAAAATCTAAGAATCTTTTAATTCTCTCTGCTGGCTCGTCAGTTGCTCCACCAAATAGATTATAAGACCCTTGAAATTCCATTGGAAGGGCAACCATCCAAATATCGTATTGTTGAATATCTTCGGACTTTGTAAGTACTTCTGCCTCCAATCCTAAAGAGCGTAATTGATTTGCTAAGAGAAAAGCCCATGCACTTTTATGGCTAGCTTTCTTAGAACTATATGTAGTTACTACATCATCAATTGCAATCTTCTTGCCTTGTAACGATTCTAAAACTTCGTAAATGTTAACCATTGTTTTGTTTTTCTTCGATGTAGTTATCCAATCCTTGGATGTATGCAACTGCATCTAATAAGTTATCACGCTTGTGATTGTAAGATTCTCTAGAAAATTTAAGTGCAACTAATGCCTTAAACATGTGTTCTCCGGTAACTTCAATTCCTGTCATACCGGTAAAAATCATTGCAGCTCTGTCCATGCCTTCTGAGAAAGGACCATATTGTCTATCTGCTTCTTCTGAGCGGTTATTAACTATTCCGCTTGCTTCATCTAAAATGTTCATAAAATAAATTTTAAGTATTATATGTTATATATTGGTTTTGTTTTTTATGCACGTAAATAATTAGGATCGTCATAACTTCCAACAACTCCGGTTTCCATTTCAAACTGACGTTTTTCATGGTCATATTCAGAATAAACATTGCAATTTAGGTAAGCTCCTTGTTTGGAATATTTTCCAATGTATGAAGTTGCTGTGCGAACTTCTGATGGATTAATGTTAAAACAAAAATCATACTCTTCTTGAGTCAAGTATGTTTGAGTGTTCATAATTTGATTGTAGCGTTCTTGGTCTTGAATTGAAATCGTTGTCATAATGTATAAGTTTTAATTTGATATGTAAATATAATCAAAACATTTGACATAAAAAAATCCTGGTTAAAAAGTTATTAACAATTTTACCAGGATTCTAATTTAATACGGGATAGTTGTTCGTGATTTTCTTCTCGGCAGAATAACCCTTTTTTACGTCTTCGGCTTTTACTTTCGCGAGCGTCTACTAAACTTTGACCCATCCTACTTGTAACCTATTGGGGTGGTATGACGTTTGTTTATTTTTTATCCTGGTTAAACTTCCATTTGCCTATCCGCCGAAGCTTTTAATGGATAATTGGCTATCATAGCTGTGTGTACTTTTTGCTGTACCTATCCTCCAGGTTCCATTCCGTTGCTAGTTAATAATTGCTTGAGTATTGTTTGCTGTAAGGAACCTAATTTCTTTTTATTTAATAATTATAAATGAACCTCCTCTAGAAGATGCAGATTCAGATCTACCATCGGCTAATGTAACTGAAGCTACTGCTTCTCCTCCGATTGTTGTAGCAACTTCTTGAGCAACTTGAGTTACTTCAAAAAATACAATACTTCCACCATTGTCTGCTAAAATATTATATCCAGTACCTTCTACGGTATTAGGTTTTTTAATAATCTTATTGATAGTACCATCAACTTTTTTAGCAGTCATATTAACGATGAAAACACCAGTACGACTTTTGTAAGCTTTTGGGCTTTGAGCATTTTCAATTGGCTCATACACATTGTGATCAGATTCGTTTACAAAATCTTCAAATAGTTTAATATGTTTCATATTAATTTTGTTTTCTTTTATATATCTTAAACAATTGGAGAATATCTCTCACTCAAAATTGTTTTGTCCATAATTTGCTGTGGAGACTCAATATCTCCTCCAAGTAAGCTTGTCATGATTGCTGGAGAGAATCCTGAAATTAATGCAGTTCCTGCTGTATCAAATGCAACTGGTACTCCACCATTTCTGGATTGAATGTTCCAATAAACAATTTGAGGCATTTTGTAACCTGAAGACTCATACATGTCGTTAATTACTTGTTGAGCTGTTGGGTTCCATGATGCTTCATTTCTCCAA